ATATGGGGAGTTCATGGATGGCGGTGACGGATACTGGTATGGATTTTCCAATCAGTCCAATTTCAGCGGAAATGCAGTTATGCTTTGGATAAAGATTTCCAAAATGGACTATTCCTTTGCTGAAGGAAGCTGGACACTGTCGAATGCTGCATTGATTGAGGTCGGGAGCCGCAATCCGGATGACACGTATCCGAAGCGATATGTGAAGTGTTGTGTCAGGAAAGGTTATCTGTATGCGATGGCATATGACAAGCAAGGAATTTATAAAATCAATCTTACGAATTCTGCAGACGTGACTTTGATTGCGTTTGGATTCACATCCCAGTTTAAGCCGCTTTGTAGTTCCGGTACCAGTGAGGTTTACATGACGTTGATCGGGGATCTGATTATCGATGGAGATTTTCAGATTACAATCTCCGACCAGGTTATCCACACACAGGGGAGCACAAGGCTAAATGATGCTGCAACTCCGTTATTTCAGTACAAAAACTTCCTGCTGGGATGGGGAGGCAGCTATGGTTCAAAGTACCGCACCATGTATCTTCTGACGCCGTATCTGGCAACCATTAATAACCTGACTTCTGCCGTTGCTAAAACGGTAGATAAGACGATGAAAATAACGTACACATTAACAGAGGAATAAGGAAACGGAGAATTGCAGTTATTCGATGACTAACCAGTTCTAAAACTTCCGCTTCTTAAGCGGAAGATAAGACCTGCTAAGTCCCTGGATTGGTTCAACTAAAGTTCAGAGGGAGTTAAGAAATTCCCTCTGAACTAAGTTTCACTTTATCTAAGGAAGCTACTTTTTTCATATTCAAATGTAGAAAGAGAGGACGAAACAATGAAGGAATTTGCAACTTGGATGCAGTGTGCATTCGCAGCAATTGGCGGTTTTATGGGATGGTTCTTGGGTGGCTTTGATGGCTTCTTATATGCCCTTTTGGTATTTGTCATCATCGATTATCTTACGGGGATTATGCTGGCAATCATTCAGAAGAAGTTATCCAGTGAAGTGGGATTTAAGGGCATCTTTAAAAAGGTGTTGATTTTCTGCCTGGTGGCAATCGGGCATATCATTGATACCCATCTGCTGAAGCAGGGGAGCATTATCCGAACCGCAGTCATTTTCTTTTACCTTTCCAATGAGGGGATTTCCATCTTGGAAAATGCGGCTTTGATTGGTCTGCCGGTTCCGCAGAAGTTAAAGGATATTTTAGAACAATTGAAAGAAAAGAAGGAAGAGTAGGCACTGCTTTGGCAGTGTATTTTTTTGGAAAGAGAGGTCATGATGGGAATTAAAATCTGTCTGGATGCCGGACATTATGGGAAATACAATCAGTCCCCGGCGAATGGAAAATATTATGAAAGTGATATGGTGTGGAAACTGCATCTCTTTCAAAAACAGTTTTTAGAAGAGTATGGATTTGAGGTCATTACCACAAGAGCCAATCAGGAAACGGATAAAGGGCTGTATGACAGAGGAGCGTTATCCGCAGGGTACAGTCTATTTATATCCGATCATTCCAATGCGGTGGGAAGTTATGTCAATGAATCCGTGGATTATCCGGTGGCATATGTGCTGTTGAACGGCTCCAGTACCGATATTGGTCTGAAACTGGCAAAGGCGGTACAGCGTGTCATGGGAACGAATCAGGAAGCAAGGACAGCCACAAGGCAGGGAGCAAACGGAGAGTACTATGGTGCGCTTCGTGGGGCTACGGCTGTTGGAACACCGGGCATTATTTTGGAGCATTCCTTCCATACCAACACCCGTGTTACCAACTGGCTGTTAAATGATGATAACCTGTGGGCATTGGCAAAAGTAGAAGCAGATACCATTGCAGAATACTTTGGTGTGAAGAAATCGGATAGTACAAGCGGTTATTGCAGAATTATGGGAAGTGCAGTTGCTGTCGCAGAGCAGATGCAGGCATATCTTAAGCAGAGGAATCCAGATGTGGCACAGTCTGTTCTTGATATGATTCCGCTTTATCTTTCAGAAGGACAGGCTGAGGGTGTCCGTGGAGATATTGCATTTGCACAAAGCTGCTTGGAAACCGGAAACTTTGGTTTTTCCCAGTCAGCGGTTAGTTTGGATCAGAATAACTTTGCCGGAATGGGGGTGATCCAGAACGGCATGAAGGGATTGAGCTTTGCTACCCCACAATCAGGTATTCGCTGCCAGATTCAACACCTAAAAGCTTACGCAAGTATGGAGGCGTTGGCAAATGAGAATATCGACCCACGTTTCAAATATGTAGTAAGAGGCTCTGCACAATACGTGGAGTGGTTGGGTATCCAAGAGAACCCACAGGGAAAAGGCTGGGCTGCTGGAGTTGGATACGGAGCAAAGATTCTTGCCATCCTGAAAAATATCATCGGTAATTCCAGTGTTGCAAGTTCCAATAATTCCGGTCAGAATGTGAGTCCCATATTTGGATATGTTCGTGTGATTTACAAAGGTGGTGACGGGCTGAATATCCGTACCTCACCTTCCGTTGGTGATAATGTGGATCAGGTCATTCACGAAGGCACGTTTATCGTGGTAGGAATCAGTGAGGATAAAAACTGGTACCAGTTAAAATCCGGTCTGTTTATTACCACTGGGAAACAGTATGTAGAATATCTGGAGAATCTGCCAGAAACGAATAGAGATTCCGCTGCGCCTTTTAAAGTGAAGGTCGGTATCACAGATCTGAATATCCGAACTGGAGCCGGAACGAATTATGCCATAACTGGACATAAGACAGGCATTGGAGTCTTTACCATCATGGAGGTGAAATCCGGTGTGGGTTCGGCTGGCGGATGGGGAAGGCTGAAATCCGGAGCTGGGTGGATTGCCCTTGATTATACCATACGGATATAGCGGCAGAAGGAATGCTGCCTGGTGGGGATTTCCCTGCCGGGCTAATTTTTTTCGCTTTATTTTTTATGTTTGGAAGGACGGAAAAATAGTGAGGTGGAAACCGCTTATTTGCTTGACTTATTTGGGGTCCAGAGTGATTAATAGACTACCAAAAAAACGAAAGGAGTACCTATATTTATGACAATATCAGGAAAAACCAAACGGGTAGCATTTTACTGCAGGATGAATCATCGAGACAGGGACTATACCCAATTCATGGATGCTGTTTTAAGCACTCTGGAAAAGCGGTATGGTAAGCAGGAATGGGATATAAAGATTTTTTTCGAAGTAGCATCAGGAAATGATCCGGACAGAAAGAAATTTGCCCTTTTAAAATCTGAAATTAAGTCGGGGAACATTGATGTGGTGGTGAGTGTTGCATCTTCCATGATTGCCCGTGACTGGAAACAGTTCATGGAGTTTATGGAAATTTGCGAAAAGGCACATGTGGATGCAATATGTACAAAAGATGTGGAGGATGCACAGCCGATGTATCAACGGATTAGGCAGTTCACGGAAGAGTATTTTGGGGAGATGGTTCAGCGATGAGAGTAAAGATAATTGAGACAAGACCGCCAGAAAAAATAAAGAAAAAGAGAGTTTGTGCTTATGCCAGGGTTTCCACGGACAGCCGCAGGCAGGAGGATTCGCTGGAAAATCAGACAGCCACCTATGAGAGGTTGATTATTTCTAATTCAGAGTATGTGTTTGCCGGTGTCTATGCGGATCAGGGAATCTCCGGCTATTGTGAAAACCGGCCACAGTTCCAGGAGATGATTCATAAGGCAAAGTCAGGGGATGTTGATTTAATCATCACAAAATCTATATCAAGATTTGCGAGAAATACCGTCACTGTTCTAAAAGTTGCAAGAGAGCTTAAGGAACTGGGTGTCGGTATTTTTTTTGAAGAACAGAATATCAATACCCTTTCCGGGGATGGTGAGATGATGCTTGCCGTCCTCGCTTCTTTTGCCCAGGAAGAAAGCAGAAGCATGAGCGAGAATAACAAATGGAGTATTCAGAAGAAATTTGAACGGGGCGAAGTGATGATTACCACATCCCGTTTTCTTGGATATGACAAGGATGAATATGGAGAGTTGAAGATTAACCGGAAAGAAGCTGAGATTGTAAAACTGGTTTTTGATATTTATCTGATGGGAGTAGGCACCTTCCGGCTGGCGAAGCTGTTGAATGATCTGGAGGTGCCTACTATTACAGATGGTAAATGGGAAGGCGGTACAATTTCAGGAATGCTCTCCAATGAAAAGTACAAGGGTGATTTTCATTTGCAGAAATATTACACACCGGAGAATCAGCGGAATCGGAGTAGGAAAAACAGGGGAGAAGTGAAAAGTTATTACATTACGGATAATCATCCAGCCATTATTGAATCTGAAAAATGGGAACGGGTGCAGATAGTAACGAAAAATCGGAAAAAGGAAAAGAATATTGGGGCAGGGGGAACCTCGAAGTATCAGAACCGGTATCCGCTAAGCGGTCTCCTGGTATGCCCATACTGTGGTAAGAATTTAAGGCGGCGGCAGGTTTATAAGAAAAAGATTGAGTGGATATGCAGCACTTATATTGAAAAGGGAAAGCAGGTCTGTAAGGGTGTACGGGTGCCGGATATGGAGGTACAAAAACAGGATATTACAGAGCAAATGGTTGTAGAGGAGGTTTTAAGGAATGGCAAAAAGCATTACCGTTATACCAGCAAGAGAGAGTTTGACATCGGATCCCAGCCGGAACCAGTCTGTGAGGAAACTCCGGATGGCGGCATATTGCCGGGTGTCAACCGACCAAGAAGAACAGTTATTAAGTTATGAAAATCAGGTGAATTATTATACCACTTATATAAATGAAAATCCTCTTTATGAATATGCAGGTACTTATGCTGATGAGGGTATTTCTGCTACAAATACTAAGAAAAGGGACGAATTCAACCGCATGATTGCAGATTGTCGGGCGGGGAAGATTGATATGATTATTACTAAGTCCATCAGCAGGTTTGCCAGGAATACATTGGACTGTCTGAATTATGTGAGGGAACTGAAGGAGTTGGGTATTGGTATTATTTTTGAAAAAGAGAATATCAATACCTTGGATGCAAAGGGTGAAGTTCTGCTGACTATCCTTTCTTCTTTGGCACAGGATGAGAGCCGGTCGATTTCTGAAAATTCGACCTGGGGGATCCGCAGGCGATTTGAAAAGGGACAGCATAAGATGAGTACTAAACGGTTCCTGGGCTATGATACTGACGATGATGGGAAGCTGGTGATTAATCGGAAACAGGCAGTTATTGTAAAGCGGCTTTATTATGAATTTCTCAGTGGGAAAACAGTTGACTATATTAAGCGGATATTTGAGCGGGAAGGTATTATTAACTGGAATGGCAGTACAAAATGGCAAATGACCACTTTGCAGAGTATGCTGGAAAATGAGAAGTATAAAGGCGATGCGGTTCTACAAAAGAGCTATACTGTGGATTTCCTGACTAAGAAACGGGTGTTGAATCAGGGAGAAATACAGAAATTTTATATAGAGGATGACCATGAAGCGATTATTGAGCCGTGGATTTGGGAATGTGTGCAGTTGGAGATTGAGAGGCGGAAGCGGTATCTGGAAGAGCATGGAACGAAATCTTATTCCAATAATACGGAGAAGAATCCATTTGCATCTAAGATTGTCTGTGGGGAGTGTAATAAGGTATTTACCCGGAAGGGGTGGCGAAGCAGCACGGGGGAAACGAGGAAAATCTGGCAATGTAGCGAGCGGTATAAGGTGAAAGGGGTTATGGGCTGTGATAACCGGCATGTGGAAGAGAGTACGCTGGAAAAGGCGTTTGCTATGGCCTGGAATGGGATTCTTGAGAATAAGGAGTATTTTTTGCGGAAGTGGGAGGAGCAGGAGAAGTGTGCGGATTTGTTGGAGGTGTATCGGGCGAAGGACTTTCGGGGGTTGGTGAATGCTACTGTGGTGGATGTGAAAACGGAGACAGATTTTATGTTGAGAGTATTGGATTATATTAAGTTGTTTGAGAATGGAAAGTTGCTAATTGTATTTTTGGATGGGACGGAGATTGAATGTAGCAATAATACTGTTTAAGTAAAGAGAATGATGAAGTAAAGCACGATACATTTTTTAATTGGACCGATAATTGGACAACTCGACATTCAATGACAAAAACGGTAGATTTACACACGATAACGTGATATAATAAACCGAAAATAAATAAGTATAGTCCATATCCGAGGTAAGGGAGGTAGGCCATGGCTATTAGCTATAATAAATTATGGAAGTTGTTAATAGATAAAAAATTAAAAAAGATAGAATTGCAAAGAGGCTCTGGAATAAGTGGCAACGTCCTCTCGCGATTGAGCAAAGACGAAAGTGTATCGATGGAGAGTCTGGAAAAAATATGCCTTTTTTTAGATTGTGATTTTGGTGATATTGTCGAAATTGTCAAGAACGAAGATATGCAGTTGATGGAGAATAATAATGTTAGAATTTAATCAAATACAAACTTTACAGTATATGGGGAGCAAAAGCCGTTTGCTTGATAGTATTTGCAAACCGATTATCAGTGATACAGAAGTGGAGACAGTTGTTGATTTATTTGCAGGAACTGGTTCTGTTGGTTTTGCGTTAAAAAAATATAAGCACATCATTAGTAATGATTTGGAGCCGTATTCACATATTATAAATAGCACCATATTAAACGGATGCATGTTTTCATTGGAACAACAGCAGATATTCTTGAGCAGGGTTTCCTATTATTATGAAAAATCTTCTGATTTATTAAAAGATGTATTATTGTTAGAACGCACGTTTTTGGAAGGTAATTATGATAAATATGCTGACTATGCGGAATTTGTAGAAGCTACACCGTCAGTTTTTAATAGTGAAACGGATAAAAAATATTATTCTGGACTGAAAAAATTAGTTGATATGGTGGTTCCAGGACAAACAGTACAGTCAGTCCCTTTTCCCTGTCTTTTCTTAACTTATTATGCAAACGCCTACTTTGGCATAAATCAGTGCTGCCAAATTGATGCAATTAGAGCGGCGATTATGGAATTAACTGATCAAAGGCAAAGCGGATTTCTCTTAACCGCTTTGATGTCAGCTATGAGCTCTGTAGCTTCTACAACTACACATTTTGCACAGTTTTTAAAAGTGAAGAGTGCTGCTACATGTAAGAATTTAGTACAAAAACGGAATCGTGATATATTTAGTGAACTAATTAGAGTTATTGATTCATATAGAACAACTGGAATTGCAGATAATGCAAAAGCCGAATCTAAATGTTACAATATGGATTTTTATGATTGCTTAGAATCCATCAATTTAAATGAGAGTGTTCTTGTATATGCAGACCCGCCTTATTTCAAAGAACATTATTCAAGATACTATCATGTTCTTAATACTGTATGTTTGTATGACTACCCACATTTGGCAATCAATTACCAAAGAAAAGTCTATTCCGTAGGTAGATATCGCGAAGACAGAAATGTATCTGATTTTGGAAAGAAGGCAGCAGCACTTGGGGCTTTTGAGCGTTTGATTTCAAAATGTGCAGCCAATAAAGCCAAGTTAATGATAAGCTATTCTGACAATTCGATAGTGCCTATAGATGCATTGGCTAAATTGGTAGGTGATTACTATCAGTATAGGATAGTAAAAGTAGGATTAAATCATTCTAAACAAGGAAGAATATCTGAATCAAATTCTAAGGTGGATGAGTATTTGTTTATTTGTATGCAAACACTCAGAAAAGATGTTATCATTGATGAAGCAATTAAAAAGCTAAAGGGTTTGAAGCCAATTGTTGACAATCCAGGTGGATTTATACACAATTACATGGCCCGTAAACCTTACAATGTAGTAGCTTCTTTGATTGAGTGTTTTACTAATCCTGGTGCGGTCGTGTATGATCCGATGTTTGGATCTGGAACTACAATCATTGAAGCAAGTAAAGCATCAAGATTAGCTATAGGTACAGACATTAACCCGGTTGCATATAGATTGTGCAGAGTTTCACTTAAGTCATGGGATTTAAATAGGTTAAAAGAAACTTTAGCTGCATTTGAAAAGATAATTGTAGAGGTATGTGACTCAATTTATAAGTATCAAGTAGATGGTAGTGAACAAATAATTGAGAGATGCCATTTTGATAATATTAGTGGAAAACTGATACCTACTAAATATTGGTATAAAACATTTGATGGCAAAAAGTTTTCTGGTAGAAAGAATGAAATAGCTTCAAATGATTTTATTTTACATTATTTTGAATATGAAAAAATAAAACTTAACGTAATTAAGAATCATCCATTGATTCCAAATTCAAGAATTGCAATAAAGGAAGGCGCTACGGTATTTGACTATTTTTGTTTAAGAAATTTATGTGCTTTAGATAGAATTATGTCTGTACTTTATGAATTTAAGCAACAGGATATATATGGGTATGATGTTATTGAATTAGTTGTTTCGTCGGCAATTAATTTGATTAAACTATCGGATAAAAAAGCATCAAGTCAGAT